TTTTATTTTATATAAAATTGAATAATAAGCTTTCTCCATTCTATCTTTAAGTAAATCTTGTTCTTCTTCACTTAGATCATCTGTTTCAAAATCAAAATCATAGAAACCAGTTAAAAAAGAACCACTAGAAGAAGGGGGTAGGTTTTCTTCAAATGAGAAAAAATTATTAGTATGATCATTAATATATCGTATAAAACTATTTCCACCCTTCATATTTTTACATATAGATAAAATTATTTGTTTTAGTTTTTTACCATCTATATTATTTGTATAATAATCTACCCAAGCTTGTTGAATTCTAGCATCAGTCATTCTATTTACATCATGATACCAACCTGAATCTTTAGGTAGATTAATTTTAATTTCTGATAATAAAGGAGTATTTACTGATAAATTTAACCAATATGTAACTCCCTCTGGAGTATCCTCCCACACAAAAGCACCAGATAATGCTGCTACTATATTATCAAAAAGAGGACCATTTGGATTAATTTTATATACTTTACCATTTTTCCAATTTTTTATGGCTTGTGTTCGATAAGGTTCAGGAAACTTAGAAAACCACCATCCAATTGTTTTTGGAGGATAAGGTACAGATATTTTTATTTCTTCTAAATCTTTTGGATTATATTTTTTAATTAAAGATAAAGCAACATTTGACGATTCCCATGAATTAGGATCATTAATATCTATATGAGGTGTTTTTAAATAATGTGGAGGGTTTGTTATTGCAGATCTAGAAGCAACATAATATTTAATATTATTAGTAGAATTTTCTGCTAATCTAGCCCACCTTGCTATATTCCATCCTGTAAAAGAGGCTATTATTTTATTGTTCTTTAGATCAACTAAATAATTATCAGGATTTTCTTGAAGTTTTTCTTTATTTTCTATATATTCATCATAAGAATGACTTTCTCCATACGCTTTTTCATAACGAAAAGGTTTATTTACTTTTATTTCAAATAATATATCTGTTAATTTAATCATTTTATTATACCAGCTAAATATTTAAGACGTTTACTTTCTTTTATATTACCATTTGTAATATTTAAATCAGACATAGGATATATACGTTTAACATCTTCTGATTCAAAATCAGGATAACCATATTGTAATTCACTATCACCTAATGTAGATAAACCACTTATATTATCTTTAATAATTTTCCCATTCATATCAGATAAAATCCAAGTATCAAAAGGATATTTATTTTCTTTAGGTAATAAAACATATTTATTTCCTTTATCTTCAATAAAGAAAGGAACAGCATATGATAATGTAGGATATTTTGCAAAATTACCATTTGCTTTAGATGTTAATTTAAATATTATATCTCTTTCTTTTGAATCTAAAGATTTCCATTGTTCATAATTTAAAGGAGCAGTATTAATTTCTTGCTCAGGCATTATGAATTGTTTTTCCAATTGTTCTTCAGCAACATTTGTATTTGAACTATATGTCCAATTTTGAAATAATTTATTATATATTGTATATAAACTTTTTATTTTATCATCATTAATATATTTCATAGCTTCTTCTGGTAAGAAATCTAAATTTTTAATTTGTTTTTCAACATATTTTTTAGCTTGCTCTTCACCAAAATATTTTTCAATATATTCAAATGTTAAATTGTTATCAAATGTATTTAAATACTTTTCTTTAGCAGGTTCATCTAAATATTGTACATAAGGTAATGGTATTGGTTTTTTACTGTAGTTAGTGTGTCTAAAACGAAATATAGCATATCGTTTAGCTAAACTTTCATATTCTTTTAAAGCAGAATATGGTATTTCTTGTCCACTATCAATAGCTACGTTAGCTAAAGTTGTTGAACGACCTTCTAGATTTATTTTATATTTAGGTAATATATCTAAAATATCTGATGAAATTTGATTTTTAGATGCTTTACCTTGTGTATATAATATTTTTTCATCTTGAGTTAATTCTTTAAATTCACTTAAAGATAAATCTTTACCAGCAGCAAATTTTCTTCCTCTTTCTACAGCAGATAAAGCTATTGGTTTAAAATAAGCTTTTAAGTCTTTAATTTTATTCCAAGTATCAGAAGGTACTATTTTTGATATATCATCCCAAGTTTTAGCTGATGTATCTGAATCGTTGTTTGCTGATGTTACTATGTATGATTTTCCATCCGCATTAACTTGTACTACAAAAGCATGCCATTTATCTTTAAAAGGTGAATGCTCAGGATCAGATGACTTATTTCTATCAAATACAAAATAAAATGTAGGTGAATTTGAACCAAATCTATAATAATCATAATTTGTATTACCAACTTGAGTTACACACCAACCATATTTTTTACGTTTAGTATTAGATAAAACAGGACTATACGAAATACATTTATTTATATCATCACCAACATGTATTTCTATTCCATTTTTGTCATATACTTTATCAGCATCTGTTGTAGCCATATTATCTCCTTCTTCACCAGCTTGTCTTTGTGAAGGAAATAAAGCATCTAACATTTGTTCAAAAGGTTGCCATTGCCATTTACGTGGATCTAAAAAAGCATTATCTATTAATAAACGGTTAGGAATAAATTTTTTTACATCTTCTTTAGAAAAAGCTCCATCTTCAGTACCATTTTCAACAGCATATTTTAATGTGTCTTTGTTATTCATAAAACGAGCAACATATGATTGAGCTGTCGGTTTATCAATATCTTTAGCAAATCTTTCTACAGCTGCTTTTTTTATTTTTTCAGGATTTTCAGGAATAGAACGGATTAATTTATCCATATCATCAAATGAATATTTTTCAATATTAAGATAATTATTTCCTTTCTTTAATTCATCTGGAAGTACTACTATGTCTAATTTTTGAGCTAAACCGCTTTTGATTTGATCAAAACGTTGGATTAAAAATCTAGCTACATTTTCATCAGGTGAACCTGGTTTGATACCCCATTTAGTTAAAGTATCTTTTATAGTTTTTTCAGTATATTCTTTTAATAATATGTTTGTTAATTTTATCATGTGTATAAATATTATCTAACCTCGTAATCATTACTACCAATCTTCAAATTAGATATAGTATTTATATTAATCATTCGATATTCTCTTTTCTGTACATCAAATACAGGTAATAAGCCTTTATCTTCAGGATTATAGGGTAATTCACCTCCTTTTAAATATGCTTTTACCCCTAAACGTGCATTCATAACACGTTTTGATCCGTCTTTTTTAGTAAATGTAACTGTAAAGAATTTACCTTTAGTATCTTTTATAAGTTGTTTAGCTTCATCTTTACTAATAGGACCTGAAGGTTGTTCAGGAGTTTCCGCAGGAGGAATTTCTTGTTGTGGTTCTTGTTGGGTATTCTCCGGGTTAGGATTTATTATCTCAGGATTTACTTCAGGGTTATCTGTTTCTTGTTCTGAAATAATAAATTTTACAATATCTAATAATTTTATACCCATTAATTATATTTAATATAAATATTAACTTATATTATCATTATATGTTTTTTCTGAAATAGTTGAGTATTTTCCACATTTCTTACACTGTAATTGGATTTTTGCTGTTCCTAATGCTGATATACGTTTTTTAGAAAATTTCATATCATATGAACTACACTCAGGACATGAATGTTTTTCATTACCTATTAATATTCCATGGTGTGTTTTAGCAGGTAAATATGTTGATAATCTATTATAAACTTTTTCAAGTAGTTCTACATCTTTTTTACAATATTTAACCATTGATTGTAAAGCTTTTTCATCTTTATTTAAAACTATATTTTTCCATAATGAAAAACCTGTACTAAGTTTATGTCCTATTCCTAAAAAAGTAGCTATATAATCTAATTTATTACTATTAAATTTAAATTTAGAACGAGCTTGTTTTAAAGTATCTATAGTAACATAATTAGGGAACATAGATATGTTGTGATATAAACATCTAGTTCGTACCCAAGGTAAATCAAATTTATCTCCATTATGACCAACTATTTCATCAGCTTCATTAGCTATTTTTATAAATTGTTCTAAAAGTTTTTTATCACTTTGATTTTTATCCCAAGTTAATGAATTAATTTCTTTTTCACCAGCCCATTTATAACATATACAAATAATGGCTCTTTCTTGAATAATATTTTCGTGAGATATATTTAATTTATATCCAGATGACCAGAACATACCTATATTTGGACTTGTTTCTATATCAAAAAAAAGTCGTTTAATTTTTTTATTCATAAATTGATTATTAGTTAAAAATAATATAATAAAAATATTATGCCTTTTATAATTTAAAAACCTATATCTTCTTTATCTAAATAAAATGTATCAGAAATACCGTAATTATTAATTAAATGTAATTCTATATCATTTTCTATAACCTTCATTTCTTTAATCTGTATTATATCACCTTTATTAAATTTACCTAAACTTTCAGATAAAATAAAAGTTTCCTTTTTCTTTAATGGAGTATTTTTAACTTCATTTAAAAAATCCTTTGTTAAATTCATTAATTTAGATTTATATTTAATTAATAGGTGTTTCATCTTCCGGTGTTTCTTCCGGAATCTCAGGTGATTCTTCCGGTGTTTCTTCCGGAATCTCAGGTGTTGGTTCGCTTCCTGGAAAAGTTCCACCACTTCCTGATGAACCTGATGCTTTATTTAAATCAGCTGCCATTTCAGCATCTGCAACTTCTTGTTCTTTCCCTTCTTCAGGTGCATAATGTAATTGTAATAAATCAGCTATGTTTTGAGAAGCACGTTCAAGATCTCCTAAATTATCAGGATTATATTTTTTTCCTACAACTTTAACAGTAAATTTATTTTTACCAACATAATATATAGTAAATTCTTGATTATTAATTAATTCTATTTTAAATGTAGTAGGTTTAGGAGCAGTAATATTAATATTTTTTATATAATGACTAAAGGAAGGTGACATTAAATCCTCCATTATTTTTTTAAGTCCTGGAAATCTATATACTAAATATAATGATTTTTCAGCTTTCTGTCGTTGAATCTCTTGTTCTTTAAGAGCTTTACGTACAGACACTTTAATATATTTTTCTAATATTAATCTTTTATTATTCATATTATTTTTTAACCGGCGATTTTTTATCTTCTTTTGATGTTTTAGATTTTACATCATTATCTGATTTTTTTTCTGCTACAGTTGTTTGTTTTTTCTTTTTTATATCAGGTGTAGATTTCTTTTTTTCATCTATTGTTGGTGTTGGAACAGAAATACCAATCATTTCTTTAATTTTCTGAGTTTCAGATTTTATTTTTTCTTCAACTTCATTTATTTGAGTCCCTAACATTTCAGATAATTTAGCAGTCATTGCTTTAATTTTTTCAATTTCATTAACGAATTTTTGCATATGAGCATATTCAACAGTTAATGAACCTGTTGTTTCATCACCTTCATTAACAGTAGATTGAGGTAATGATTCTTTCATTCTCTTTAAACTTGTTAATTCTTTTTTAAGTTCAACTAACTTTCCAGAACTTTTAGGTAATCCTGTTTCTTTTTTCTTTTTTATATCTTCTTTTGCCTCAGATATAACTTTACGAATAATTTCTTGTATTTGGTTTGTTTTCATATTAATTTTAAAATTTATATTATATTAATAAATATTATGAATTTAATGTATCTTTAATTTTTTGAATATATTCTTGCATATCCTTAATTAACATTTCTTTAAATGAATTATTACTATTCCATGCTTCAATATCACCATTTTCTGTTATGAATGATCCTTTATCATTATCCATCATTAATTCTAATAATATATTTTCAGTTTCTTGTAAATGAATTTTCAATCCATTTTTATTTATATTATTTTGATATTCTTCAAATTTTCCTAAACGTTTTAATTCAGTTTCATAATCTATAACACAATTAAAGCACATAGTATGAATAGGGTACATTATTTTATCTAATCGATTAACCATTGAATTGGAACATTTAGGACAAACTAAAGGTAAAGATACTTGTTTTCTAACTATATCTAATTTAGTTATGGTCTGTTTAATACCATTTTTTATAGTCCATTGTTTGTTATTTTCTTCCCATATATCACCTTCAATATGTTTTACATATTCTTTAGTATATCCAACTTGTGTTGTAGTTTTATCACCATAATTTTTAGTAATAATATTACGCATTCTTTGTACATCACTACCTTTCCAATCTTTTATTAATTTTGATTCTGCCATAACTTAATTTTTATTTACTTTAATTTCATCTAAATCTAGTGTTTCTTTCCACCATTCTTTACTAAATATTTCGTTTATTTCACCGAGATAATCAGAACATATATTTTTATCCGTTCCTGGTCTTATATAGAACTTTCTAGGAAAACTTTCATTTTTTAAATCATCTATTATTATTATTTGACCATTACACCATTTATATCCACCTCTTATAAATAATGGTTTTATTTTATCAAATTCTTCTGATGAATTAATTATTATAGGAAATTTAATTGAAATAGGATTTATTTTAATTTCAGATAAATTATCTTTATTTAATCTAATTATTTCATTTATATTATATTCTCTTGTATTCCAAGGATCATATATATCAATCCATTTTAATTCTCTATCAGTATTATCTTCTTCCCATTTCCATCCTTTACTCCAATACCATCCTTCTTCTCCATTTATTGTTTCACCATAAGGTTCATAATTATAATCTTTTATTTCTCCTATATCACTAGGAGCATACCAGGTTACTATATCATATATTTTACCAATAACAGGTCTAGTTATTGGTTGATTCACTTTTATTTCATCTAAATATTCATCATCATATAATTCAGTATCAAATCCTTTAATTATTAGTACATCAACATTAATAGGATTAGTTGAATTTAATACCTCTTCTTCAGGTTGTGAACTTAATTTATTCATAAATTCTGGATTGAAATATAATTCAGCATCTTTAACTTTAGCTCTAACTATTAATGGTACCATACCTTTACGTTCTGCTGTAGCAATTGCAAATGAAGCAGCATTAAAATAATTTGTACTCCAAGATGATAATTGGCGTTGAGATGAATATTCTTTATTAGGAATTATTATATTTCTTTTATCTTCAGATGTATTAGGAAATTGTTTTAATTCTTCTAATTTATCTATAGTTGTTGTTGTACCTCTATATATATAAGAATCTCCTTGTAAATTAGGATTAGCTATATCAGGATATTCAATTTTTAATTTATCAAATAATGGTTTTAAATCATCTATATTCATATTTGAATATGTTTCAAATTCTGAATCAGCATATGCTTTTAATCGAGTAAATAATTCTTTTTCGGCAGGTGTATCTTCTTCTAATTCTTTATCGTACCATTTTATTCTAACTCCTGATTCTTTATCACCAAATAAATAATCACCATATATGCCTTCTTGTAAATTTAATTTATTTCCTTTAATTTCATCTAAACCACATTTCATGAAAAATATTTCTGGGTGTTGTCTTCCAAAAATTCTCATTATTTTTCCGGCATAACTATTTGCTGCGTTTTCTTCTTTACTCCCGTCTTCTCCAGATTTATTATTTAATATTCCTTTTGAATTTTGGTAAGCATGATAACATTCGTGACAAAGAGAGCGCATCGAATCAGCCAATGTTCTTTCATAAATCACAACATATATTTGATTTTTTACTGGATCATAACCTCCATAACTATTATTATTTTCTGTATAGTTAGGGTTATTTATTATTTTTATTTTAGGAATATTTATTTTTAAATCATTACAAATAAATTTAACAAATATTCCTAATAAAGTTAAATATTCCTTATTTTCTATTATGTTTGTTAAGTTTTCTTTAACCTGAATATTTAAATTACCTTGTAATATTGTTGGAATTGAACCTAAAGCTCTATATAAAGATAAAATAACTTCACCTCCAACTAAATAATATTTATCAATTCCATAACATAATACTAATGGTAATGGTAAATCTTCACCTTTTTTAATATTTTCTATATATGGTTTTGGATCTATCCCAGCTTTTAAAGCATTTTTAATAGCATCATCTAACGTTTTAACTCTATATGATTTACTATTTTCTAAATTTTTCCATATATCATCCGATAAAATTACTTCTTTTCCTGATAAAAATATATCTTCCATATCTAGAATAGGAAGATTAAAAAATGCAGCTGCTTTTTCTATTTTATCTCTATTTTGAGTAATATATGCCTGATAATCGTCATCTTCAAAATTTATAGGTGATGATTCATTTATAGTATTATAATCTTTAATAGGTATTTCAAGATATGGGTGAATTTGTTTAACAGCAGTTTTTATATCTTCACTCCATGATATGGAACCATCATCATATACTGCTAAATATATGTCATCTTTATCAGGATTTATCCCAAACTGTTCTAATTTTCCAAGAGTAAAAGGATCCCAGTTAATTAATTTTTTTCCATTAATCCATGTATATCCTTTTTTATCTAAATAATTAGCAACATAACTCCAACTATTTTTATTTACTTTAAGTGGAAATCGTGTAGGGATATTTGGATTAACTACTTTAATTTCGTCTAAATCTAGTGTTTCTTTCCACCATTCTTTACTAAAAATTTCGTTTGTTTCTTCTTTATGTGGTTTAATCCAATCTCTATTATTTTTTTCTATTGGTTTTTTAGGTTTAGTTGCAACAGTATATTCACCTCTATAAAGTTGTTTACTATTATTACTAGCTGGATATATATAAAAAGTTTTATCCCCTCCTCTAAAAATATGGTCTCTGTAATAATCATCTATTAATGATCTACCTGATGTCCATCTATAACCTAAATCATGTAAATATTTAAATATAGAAATAGAATTATTTAGATTTATTTCAATTGGAAATTCTTTAGGAGGTGCAAATGGTTTGTTAACTTTAATTTCGTTCATAATATCAATATATCCAATAAATATTATATATTTATTTTAATTGTAGTAGGTAAAATTAAGTGTATAGGAATACTATCAGGGTTTTCTAATTTGTAAATATCATATATTTTTAAAAACATTTCAAAATTTTTTTCAATATTTCCTATTATTTTTAATTGCCACCCAGCACCTTGTACTTTATCCTTGGCAGAACCACGAGTAGCTGCTTTTAACCATAATATACCTGTTTCTGTTATTTGCTCATTATGTGTTTCATTCCAGGCATTGGCATATGACGCTAATTGTAATCCATGAGACGTATGTAATGAATTAGATGTTTTAATATCAATTAACCATATTTTATTCTGAAAACGACATATTATATCAGCTGTACCAGCATATTCATATTTATCTGAAAATAAATGATATTCAGTAGCTATTAATTCTGGTTTGTATGTATTCCAAAATTCAGCGAATTTAAGGATCATTTTCCATATTTCTAACGAATATTTCGCGTTACCCCATTCATCTAGCCAACTTATTTCTTCTCCATTTAAAAACGCCTCTATAGCGCTGTGTACTTGGTTTCCTTCTGTAGCTGCTTTTTGTACTATAATATCAGCATTTGATCCTACTTCTTTTAACCAATCATGGAAAAATTTGTTTTTTGGAAAGTAATTTAATATTGATGATACCGAAGGATAATATTTTTCATTTCTTCTATAAAAACGCTGGTCTAATATGTTTATTTGTTTATTATCTTCACTATATTCAACTATTCTTTTTATTCTTGGATCTTTTAATACATTTGCATTTTTATCTATCATATCTCTAATTTTCTATTAAGTAGTGTTTGAAATGTTAAAGGTTGTACTTTTTCTATTGTATTTAAAAAACTTTCAAAACCTACTTCTGAAGCATCTTTTCCTTCAACTTCAATTAAATAAACCTCTTTTCCTAATGATAATAATTCTTCACAATATTTAAGTGAACTTTTAATAGCATCAGGATCTAATGCTATGTATATTTTATTAACTTTTGATGATAATATTTTTTTCATTAATATATCATGTATTCTTTTACCAAATAGTGGTATAACATTACGTTTAATAGTTAAAGCATCAAATATACCTTCAACTAAAATTATAGGAGCATCCCAATTTATATATAATTCAAACCCAATTATAGATTTAGTATCTAAAGGTGGATTTTTATATTTTTGAAATTGTTCTTCAGTGTAATCTCTTGCTATAAAATAATTTAATTTACCTTTATTATCATATGAAGGTATTATTACTCTATGAGAATATGGACCTTCTTTACAAAAACCAATATTATATTTTATTATATCATTTTTATTTAATCCTCTTTTTCTTAAAAATTTAAAAGCATGTTTAGATTCAATTTGAGCAATTCTATCAGTTAATAAAGGTTCTAATTCAGATAATGATATAAATTCTTTAGGTAATTTAATATCTTCAATAATTACATTATATATTTTATTAGAAGAAGGAGTAATTATTAATTTTAACTCTTTTAATTTAGGATGATTATTATCTAATTGTTTTAATAACGTTTGAATGGTTTTTCCTTTAGCTTCACAACTCCAACAATGCCAAGGATTTTCTTTTTTATCGTTTGTTATTAAATTAATTTCTAATTTCTTCTTTCCTACTTGAGATGAAGTGTGAAACGGACAAACAAATGAATAATTTCCTTTACTAGTTTTTTGACCTTTACCTAAAACAGATTCTAATAATACAAGAAGGGCAGCATTTTCCATATTAGAAATATACTAATTTATTTTGACTCAACCAAATCTTTAGGATAAAATTTTCCAAGGATATTACTATTAATATAACGATTATCTAATAATACATCATAATCAAATAAGTATTTAGTTTCGTAATATGTTAATTCTTTTGATGATTTACATAATCTTAAAACAACACGTAATAATTTATATTTAGGTGTATTTTTAACCCATTCTTTAACTTCATCAGCAGAACCATAATATTCTTTCCAATTTGATTCACTTATGACTTTCTTTTTTGAAGGTGTTCTACCACGTTTAACAGGTAAAGCAGCAGTTTCCTTTTTACCTAATTTTTTACTAGTAGTATTTTTAAATATCTTTTTACCAATATAATTTTGATTAGTATCTAGATTTATTGTCATATAAACATATCCATAATAATCTTCTATATTAAAATTAGGATCATCTATTAGGTCTTCTACATATGTTGGTTTTGATGTTTGTAACATAACTATTTATTATTTAATATTATAATCTTAAATCTTTATCACTATCATTAAATTCAAATTTTATAGGAAATGTTATGAAAATTAAATCATTTTCTTTAAAAGATAATCCCCTCCAAGTATATCCTTGTGTATTTAAATAAGGAATTAATTTTTTATATTCTTCTTTAGAATTTATTATTAAAGGTATTTTAATTTGTTTTGGTTGAATTACTTTAATTTCATCTAAATCTTGTCGTTTTATAGGAATTATTTTTAATCTTTCAGGATTCGTTATTACATCTTTTTCTTCAGAATAATATATTTCATTTTCATAATCAACTGAAAGATATATTTTTTCATCGTTTGATAATTTATCTGTTATTATATCATATATATGATCTTTTATTAATAAACTATCTCCTCCGGCCCATGTATATCCTAAATCATTAAGAAATTTAAAAACTTTATCTACATTATCTTTAGTTAATATAATAGGGAAATTTTTAATAACAATAGGTTGATTTATTTTAATCTCTTTTAAATTTTGATTTTTTACTGGAGATATTGTTTGTCTAATTGATTGTTCTTTAAATATTTCTGGATTAGATAATACTACTCTTCCTACATAATCATTCTCGTAGTAGCTTATATAATAATGATCAAATATATTAAATCTTTCATCCATTTTTATATTTAATAATGAACGTCCTGTATATGCTTTATATCCTAATCTATCTAAATATCTAAATATAATATGGTAATTTTCTTTAGTTATTTTAATTGGAAATTCTTTAGGATGATTAGGATTAACTACTTTTATTTCGTCAACTTTATTTACTTGATAATAAGTTTCTAAATCATTCTCAAACCAAACATCTTCATTATCTGTTAAATGATCATTTTTATCAAGATCTTTGGTCCATAATTTTACCTCACTAGTTTTTATTACCTGTTGTTTAACTCTTTCTTTCCAAGGTTGATATAATGTAAATTGAATTATATCTCCTACTTTTATATTTCCGAATTTTACACCAGGTTTATCTATATCCCACATCTTAGGAGGTCGATTTACCTTAATTTCTTGTAAATCTAAATCATCTACTTTTTTACCTGTTAGTTCATAGAATAAATGTCTTGCTAAATCAGATACATCATCTTCATTAACTATTTCTGTATCA